GACACGCCCGCCCCCGACCCGTGATCGCCGCCCTCTCCCCCACCGACCGCCGCGCCCTGATCGCCGCCTGGCGGACCGCCTGGCTGCCCCGCCCCCGCCCGGTTCGTAGCGCGTGGTGTGCCGAGCACATCCGGCTGCCCGACCAGGTCTCCGCCCAGCCCGGCCCCTTCAGCTTCGACGGCCGCGAGTACCAGCCGGCGATGCTCGACGTGATCGACGACCCGGCGATCCGCGAGGTCGTGATCATCGCGGCCCCGCAGGTCGGCAAGACGGAGCTGGAGCGTGCCATGATCTGCTCGCAAGGCGAGGTCGACCGCGCCCCGATGATGTTCGCCGGCCCCGACCAGCCCTACGCCCGCGAGCAGCGCGACAACGTCTACGCGATCGCCGAGGCCACGCCCGCCTTGCGTCGCCGGATCCCGCCGACCTGGCGGCGAAACGACCGGGCGATCGACTTGCAGACCTGCCTGGTCTGGCTCGCCTGGAGCGGCTCGACCCAGCGGCTCTCCGGCCGCTCCTGCAAGATCGTGCTCTGCAGCGAGGTCGACCGCTGGGCCAACGATCCCCATTTGGCGAAGAAGCGAACGGCCGCCTTCTGGCGATCGTGCGTCGTCTACGAGGGGTCGCCGATCGGCGAGAGCCCCTACCTGGGCCCGCTCTACAAGGACTCCGATCAGCGGACCTGGCACTGCCCGTGCCCCCACTGCGGCACGTACCAGCCCCTGCGATTTTTCCCATACAAAGAAGGTCCGGCGGCCGGCCGGGGTTGCATCGGCGGGTTGCGGCGCGAATCCGGCGACTGGCTCACTCCCGACGAGGCCCGCCGCAGTGCCTACTACCTCTGCCGCAACGGATGCCGGATCGACCAGCGGGACAAACGCACGATGATCGCCGGCGGACGCTGGGTCCGCGCCGGCCAATACGTCGACGCATCCGGCCAACTCGCCGGCCAACCCCGCGTGACCGGCAGGCGTGCCGGATTCCACCTCCCCGCGATCCTCTCGCCCACCTGCTCATTCGGCGACTTCGCCGAGGCCTACCTCCTCCTCCGCGACACCGAGGCCGGCCGCGAACGGTTTTGGAACGACTACCTCGGCCTGCCCTACACGGCACGCGGCACGACACCCCGCTGGAAGGATCTGGCCCGCCGGCTGGCCAGCACGTACCGCCGCGGCACGATCCCCCCCTGGGCCTACTTCCTCACCGGCGGGGCCGACGTGCAAGCGGATCGGGTCTACTGGATCATCCGGGCCTGGGGCGACGGCTGCCGATCGGCCCTGGTCGACTGGGGTTGCTACCGCCGCGCCACCGGCGACGACGCGACGATCTACGCCAGCGACATCGACGGACTCGACGCCGAGCTGGCCCACCGCTGGCCGGTCGCCGGCGAGAACCCGCGGGGCCTCAGCCGCCTGGCCTGCTGCCGTTTTGGGATCGACTCCGGCTACCGGCCCACCGACGTCTACGCCTGGGTCCGCGGCCATCCCGGCGAGCGGGTCCAGGCCGTGGCCGGCGACCCAAAGATCTCGCCCGGCATCCTCTACCGCGAGCAGATTTTGGAGAAAAACGTCCGGACCGGCAAACCGTATCCGGAGGGCACGACACGATGGGGAATCGACACCACCGCCTACAAGACCGACATCATGGACCGCTGGTTCCTGCCCGACGATCGACCCGGCCGCTGGCTGTTGCCCGTCGACGTCCTCGACACGCCCGAGGGCCGCGACTACCTCCGGCAAATCTGCAACGAGCGGCGGGTCAGCGAGAACCGGGCCGGCCGGAAATTGACCCATTACGAAGAGATCGACAAGCGGACCGGCTCCCACGCCCTGGACTGCGAGGTCTACGCCCGCGCGATGGCCGACCAGGTCGTCGGCCAAATCTGGGACGCCAGCCAGTGGACCTGGGGCCAGACCGACGCGCAATCCAAGAAGCGGCCAGCCGGCGCCGAACGCGAGGACTGGTCCGCGCGGTAGTAGCAGGCACACGCCGTGTGCCGAGAGCTGGTAGGCGGTAGGCGGTAGGCGGTAGGCAGTAGGCAGTAGGCAGTAGGCGGAATGAAAATCACGATGCTCGGCGCGGGTCTCCCGACCCCGCCGAAATGACCCATGACCAAGACGCTCGGCGCGGGTCTCCTGACCCCGCCGGAATGACCAATCACCAAGACCGAATGACCCAAGGAGCCCACCCATGGCCCGAAAGCGAACCACCGAGAAGCCCGTTGACCCCTCGATCGAGACCCCGACGACGCCGGGCACCGTCGCCGCCCAGGAGGCCCCGCCGGAAACGGCGAGCCCGCCAGAAAACGCCGAATCCGGCGCTCGGCGCGGGTCTCCCGACCGCCGCGCTCGGCGCGGGTCTCCCGACCCCGCCGCGAAATCTCCCGACCCCGCCGCGAAATCTCCCGACCCCGCCGCGAAGTCTCCCGACCCCGCCGTCGGCCGGCAGACGGCCGCCCCCACCTGCCCGGAGTGCGGCACGCGATGCGTCGCCGGCTCGACCACGGCCGGCACCACGTACTACTATTGCCCGGTCGCCGGCTGCGGCTACTCGACCAAGCAGGCCCGGCCCGCCTCGGGCCTGGGCGTGCCCACCTGCCCCTACCACAAGCAGCCCTGCGAGGTCCACCGCAAGGCCTCGAACGCCTTCTTTGTGATCTTCCGGTGCCCCGAGCCCGGCTGTGCCTACACGGAGAAACGCCCCCGGCCCAACCTGCCCACCCGCCGCCGGCTGGCCGACGAGCGGAAGGATCAGAGTGCCAGGTAGTGGCGAGTGGCGAGTAGCGAGTGGCGAGTGGGCACGGTTTACCTGCCGCCTACTGCCTACCGCCCTCCAACCGCCCATTTCCGCCCAAAATCTGCCCCTCAGACCCTAGGTGCCGAGGGGCAAATTCGCCGTTCCGTGCGCGCCAAACGGCAAGAAAAGACCCCCCAGCTTTACAAACCTTGTAAATCCGGCGCCGAAATCGGGCCGCGCCAGCCCGTACCGTGGAATCTCGCCACTCACCACTCGCCACTCGCCACTCGCCACTCCCCACTCGCCACTGCCCCCGTGACCGACGCCGAATATCTCGCCCTGGTCGAGGCCGCCATCGAGGCCCGCCTCAACGGCGACGCCTACGAAGAGTACCAGGAGGGCGCCGACCGGTTCCGCGGGGCGAGTCTGAAGTCGCTCGACGACCTCCGCGACAACCTCAAGGCCAAGCTGGCCACAGACGGCACATCCGGCTCCAGCTTCCGCCTGGCCGATCCGTTCGACGTTTAGGCATTCACCACTCGCCACTCACCACTCGCCACTCATGGTCCCCTTCCCCGTCAATCTCGCCGGCCTCTTCCAGCGCCGCGGCCCCGTCGCCTCGACCGCCCCCTACCGCGGCGGCGAGATCCATCGGCTGAACAAGCAGTGGCAGCCCCAAAACCTCTCGGGCGACGCGGCGATCTCCGAGGGCTGGGAGCTGTTGACCCGCCGCATCCGCGACCTCGACCGGAACGACCCGGCGATGGGCGCGCTGGCCCGGGCGCTGCAGGACAACGTGATCGGCACCGGCATCCTCACCACGGCCGCCGTGCGGATCGAGGGGACGCTCGATGACGAGTTCAACGCCGAATCGGACGAGTGGGCCGAGGAGTGGGCCGACGAGGCCGACGTGACCGGACGTCTGGCCTGGCCCGAGATGCAACGCCAACTCTTTCATGAGATGCTGGAGACGGGGGAGGTCTTCTTGTTGCGGTGCCAGAAGCGGGACCGCTCCCGCCTGGTCCCGCTCTGCTACCAGGTCCTGGAGGCCGAGCAGCTCGACGCCTCGATGGACCGCGAGGCCGGCCGCGGCCAGACGGAGATCAAGCGGGGCATCGAGATGGCGCACGACAAGACGCCGATCGCCTACTGGCTCTTCGACGCCCACCCCGGCGACACGCACACCGGAAGCACCAGCAGCACGCGGATCCCCGCCAACCGCGTGACGCACCTGGTGCTCCCCGGCCGACCCAGCCAGACCCGCGGGATCTCTTTGTATCGATCGATCACCCAATCGGCAAAGGATCTCGACAACTACCTCGGCGCGGAACTGACCGCGGCCAACATCGGGGCCCTGTTCACGTTGATTCACAAGACCGGCTCGCCGGGCAGCGGGATGGGATTCGTGGGCGACGGGACCGAGGCCGACGCGGCCGACGATTATGGAAACCCGCAGGTCAAGCTGGGCCGCGGGATCGTCGCGCAGGTGGCCCGCGAGGACGAGATCGAGTCCGTGGAAGCCAAGCGGCCCAACCGCGACGCGGCCGTCTTTACTCGCCTCATTTTGATGCTCATGGCCATGGGCGGCAACTGCTCGCCCTACCGCCTGACCCGCGACTATTCCGGGACCACGTACGTGGCGGCCCGCGCCGCCCATCTGGACGACCGGGCCGCGTTCCGGCCCCTGCAGGGGCTCTTTGGCCGCAAGATTTGCCTGCCGGTCCGCCGCGAGCTGACCCGCCAGCTTGTCGCCACGGGCCAGATCCAATCGGTCTCGGCCGCCCAGTTCGTCCGCCAGCAACGCCGCTGGCAACGGATCGAGCTCCAGCCGCCGGGGTGGGAAGAGATCGACCCGATCAAAGAAGTCACGGCCAACAACGATGCCCGCCGGGGGTGCCAAAAAAGCCTCAAAGATATTTGCTCGGGTCGGGGCAAGAACTGGCGCCGGGTGATCGACCAGATCGCCATCGAAAACGCCTACGCCGCGGCCCGGGGCGTCACCATCGACTCCGGCGGCTCGAACCCGGCGGTGGCCGACGCGGCCCGCAACGAGAAGGAAGGGGACGAGCCGGTCGCCAAATGAGGAATGACGAATGAGGAATGAGGAATGACGACAGCCCGCCAGATCCGCAACGTGGTCCGCGCCGTCCAACGGACGCCCTGGGCGATCGAGCCGCGGAAGGCCGACGAGATCGCCGCGGTCTTGCAGTTGCGTCTGGACGGCGTCCAGCTCACCGCGGAAGAGGTCCGCCGCCGGATCGGCGCGGACGACTCGATCGAAATCGATCTGGACGGCGGCGACGACGCGCCCGCCGAGCCCTACCAGGTCCTGGGCGGCGTGGCCGTCATCGGCCTGCAAGGCGTCCTGGCCCCGAAGATCAACCTGATGATGCGGATCTCCGGCGGCACCAGCACCGAGCTTTTTCGAGGCGCGGTCCGCCAGGCCGCGGCCGATCCGGCGGTCAAGGCGATCCTCCTGGCCGTCGACTCGCCGGGCGGGAGCGTCCACGGCACCGAGGAGGCGGCCGCCGCGGTCCGCGAGGCGCGCAACCAAAAGCCGGTCGTCGCGGTGGCGACGAACCTGATGGGCTCGGCCGCCTACTACATCGGCTCGGCCGCCGGCGAGGTGGTGGCCAGCCCGTCCGCCGCGCTCGGGTCGATCGGCGTCTACGCGATCCACACGGAATTCTCCGCGGCCGACAAGGCCGCCGGCGTCAAGCGGACGCTGGTGAAGCGCGGCCGCTACAAGGCGGACGGCAACGACACCGAGCCGCTCTCCGACCAGGCCCGCCAGACGCTGCAAGAGGAGATCGACGCCTACTACGAGCTGATGGTCGAATCGATCGCCACCAACCGCGGCGTCGACGTGGCCACCGTCGAGCAAAACTTCGGCCAGGGCAAGGTCCTGATCGCCTCGAAGGCCGTGGCGGCCGGCCTGGCCGATCGGACCGGCACGCTCGACGAGACCCTGGAGGCGCTCATCGCCCGGGTGAACCCGACCCAATCCGACCCCACCGAACCACCCTACCCCGCAACAGGAGCCCATCAAATGGACCCCAAAATTCGACAAGCCCTGACCGATCGGGGCCTTTTGGCCGCCGAGGCGGCCGACGAAACGGCCGACGCCCTGCTGACCGCGCTCTTCGCCGCCACGGGCCAAGCCGTCCCCACCGACCCCGCCGCCATTTTGGAGGCGCTGAAGCCGCCGACCGGCGCCCCGCTGGGCGCGGGTCTCCTGACCCCGCCCGCCAGCTCGGGCGGCCAGACCCAATCCTCGACGTCGCCGCTGGGCGCGGGTCTCCTGACCCCGCCCGCCAGCTCGGGCGGCCAGACCCAATCCTCGACGTCGCCGACGTCGACGTCGAGCTCCCCCGCCCCCCAACCCCTGACCTTCACCCTCGAGCACACCGACCCCGGCGTCGCCGCCGCCGCGGCCGCCGCCGAGCGGCAGCGGATCACCGACATCCAGGCCCGCGCCACCCTGCTGGGCCTGGCGCCCGACGACCCGCAGATCGCCGCGGCGATCGCCGCCGGCACGAGCGTTCCCAACTTCGTCGACCAGGCCGTCGCCGGCCTGGCCCCCCGCGAAGGGTCGGTCGAGCCGGTGCCGGGAAAGGCCCAGGCCGACAAGTTCCACGACGCGGCCATCGCCGCGCTGGAGTTCCACTGCGGCCTCTCGACCGACGAGTCGGCCCTGTCCGCCTCGGCCCGCGAGCTGCGCCACTGCTCCGCCCTGGAGATGGCCAAGGACAGCCTGCGGCAGTCGATCGGCCGCGCCCCGATCGGCGACCCCGACACGATCGCCCGCGCCGCCCTGGGCGATCCCGAGGCGCTTCATATCCTCGGCGCCGATTTCCCGGCCCAGACGCCGGGCGATTTCCCCAACATCCTCTCGGGCTTGGCCAACAAGGCGCTGGCCGCCGCGCCCCCGTTCGTCGGGACCACCTACCAGCTTTGGGCGCATCGCCATCCGCCCGTCCCCGACTTCCGGCCGAACACACTCGCCGGGATCGGGGAATTCGGGGAATTCCCCCTGCACGTCGACGGCGACACGTTCGAGCAGTCCGAGCTGGCTGAGGACTATTCCTGGTTGCAGGTCGATTCGTACGGAGACGAGTTCGGGCTCACTCCGCGCATGATCGTCGACGACAACTTGGGTGCCTTCACCGACGCGCTGGGTGACAAGAAGGCCGCTCACGATCAGACGCTCAACCGGCTCTGCGTTAACCTCTTGACCGGCAACGTGGCGTGCTCCGACGGCATCGCGCTTTACAACCTGGCCAGCCACAACAACGATCGGCCCGCCGGCGCCGCTCCCTCCACCGCCGAGCTCTCGGCGATGCGGCTCTTGCTCCGCCAGCAGACCGGGCTCGGCGGCCGGAAGCTCAGCTTCACGATCAACCTGCTGCTTGTGCCGGAAGACTTGGAGACCGGCACGGAACAACTTCTCAACGTCTCGCTGGCCGTCAACCCCGTCACCGTCGTGAACGCGGAGCCCTTCCGCGGCAAGGTCCGCTGGGCGGTCGAGCCGATGCTCGCGGCCCACTCGACGGCGCAGTATTACGGTTTCGCCGACCCGGCCCGCGCCCGGTCGATCGTCTACGCCCACCAGAAGGGTTTCGAAAAGATGAAGGTCCGGCGGTACTTCAATCCGCAGAACAACTGTCTCTTCCACCAGTTCGAGGGCCGCTTTTGCGCCGCGGTCCGGACGTGGAGAGGCACCGTCCGCAACGCCGGCGCCGGCGGGTAGTCCGCCCACTGACCACTGGCCAGTCCCTCGCGCTCGGCGCGGGTCTCCCGACCCCGCCGCTTACCGCCTACCCCTCCAACTCAGGAGTCCATCAACGATGAGTACCGTCCAAGACCAAGTCTTCCTCTTCACCGGCGACCGCGTGCCGCCGCTGGTGGGGGCCGCCGATGGCTCCCCCTGGCGCCGGGCGATCACCGGGGCCGCACCGCCCACGGTGTACGAGAACGATGGGTTCATGCAGCTGGTGCTGACCAACGACCTGGAGAACCAGGTCGCCGCGCTCTACACCGGCGACGAGCTGCCCTACCCGATCGCCAACATCCAGCAGGTCGACTTCTACTGCAAGTTGTCCACCGCCAGCCTGCACGCCGCGATCTCCGTGGCGTTCGGCTTGTGCACAGCCCGGAACGACGATCCGGACCTGCTGGCCGCGATGGCCTGCTTCCGCCTGATCGGCAACAACAACGTCCTGGTCGAGTCGGACGACGGCGTCAACGACAACGACGACGTCGCCACCGGCCAGACGCTCGGCACGTGCGTCAAGCGATTTACCATCGACCTGGCCAGCGGCCTGCGCACGGTCTCGCCGGGGCCCAGCCTCGGCGGCCAGGCGAACACGCTGTTCAACGTCGACAACGCCCAGGGCAACCTGCGAGCGGTGGCCCGGGCCACCACGTTCGACCTGTCGAACTACACGGGCAACTTGCAGCTCTTCGCCCAGATCCAGAAGGGCGCGGCCAGCTCCGTGATCGCCGCGGACGTCTCCGCCGCGCTCTACATCGAGCGAATCAGCGTCCGCTACAAGGCCAGCTAGACGGTCCCACCTCCTGACGTGGCACCCGTGACCCGACGGGCCGGGGGATCCACCGCCTGCCCCCGGCCCGTCTTTGAATGACCAATGACCAAGGCCCAATGACCAAGGCCCAATGACCAAGGCCCAATGACCGTCCCTGCCAACTTCAAAGAGGCCCGCGCGGCACACGCCCGCTCGGGCCCCTTCCTGAACACCTCGCATTTCGCCGAGGAGGTGACCTTCACCCCCGTCTCCGGCGGCGGGTCGCGGACGATCACCGTCTCGATCCAACATACAAAACACCCGCGGGACGAGACCGACACGGGCGAGGTCGACCGCGAAGAGATCTGGGTCAAGTGCCTGCGGTCGCTCGATACGGACCGATCCGGGATCCCCCAGCCCCAGCTCGGCGACGCGATCGTCCGCGCCGGCGACCGCCCTGACCGGCCCTACACCTTCCAGGGCCCGATCCGCGACGAGACCCCACACGACTGGCGGCTCCTGTTTGCCCGCAATCGCCCCGTCCGCTACGGCCCCCGCCAATCCCACTAACCACTCGCCACTCACCACTCGC